TCTCAATTCACAAATGATTCAGGGTATTTGGATACCTTACCAACAGACTTATTAAGAATTGGAGACAATGTATCAGAATTAAATAATAATTCAGGATATCTTACTGCAGGGACTTTACCAAGTAATGTGATGAAAGAGGGTGAGAATGTTTCACTTCTTACAAATGACTCAGGTTATCTTACATCAATCCCTACCAATGTAATGGTTGAAGGTGAGAACAACTCATTATTAAACAATGACTCAGGTTATATCTCTTCAATTCCAAACACTTATTTGGAATCAGGGGACAATGTATCTGAACTTACAAATGATTCAGGTTATTTAACATCAGGAACAATACCATCAAATGTGATGGAAGAAGGTGATGATATCTCTCTTTTAAATAATGACTCAGGATTTATCACAGGTGTTAATGATGGAACTTTACAGGTTGCAGGTGGTGTAGGACTTCCTAACACAAAAATTGGAATCACTGATAATTTAGGAAATGATACAGGATTATCAATAGAGAAGGGTTTTGGAGTTTTTGGGTATGAGAATGATACTTTATTAAGTTCAAATGCAGCACTTCTCTTTAAAAACAATTATTGGGATGTTAACAATTCACCATTTGCTAATTCAGGAACTACAGGTATATACATGAGAGACCAAAATAATGCAACCACTTTCCAATTCGCTCAGAACAGGTTTGGTGGTGTAAATTATTATACTGCTGGAGCTAATCAACCACACATATTCCAAAGTAATGGAAGTTCAAGAATTGATATTGATAGTTTTGGTAATCAAAACAACTCTAACAATTGGCATGAAGCATACAATTCTAATTTAACATCTGTTACTTTAAATGGTTCTGATTTGGAATTGTATAGTAGAAACAATGGAATAATATCATCTGTTACACTACCAGCAGGAGGTGGTGGTGGTCCAACATCAAGAAGCACAATCAAAGCTCCTTTAAATGGTAGTAATGACTTTTACAGATTAAATGTTCCAACAGTATCCTATGCGGCTTCAAGCTACACATTAGGTCTTAACACTCTTAAGATGAACCCATTTCAAGGTTTAGCAGCGGGACAGGAACTTAAGAAAGTAGCAATCTTGGTTAACACAGGAGTTGCAGGTTCAACAGTTGATTTAGGTTTATACAAAGTAAGTTCTAACTCTGAAAATGGATTATATGCAAGTGAATTGGTATTTACAATAGCAACAGGTATTGATACATCTACAACAGGTAGAAAAGAGATTACAGGATTAAGTTTTACAATACCAGACAGTGAATCAGAATTATTCTATGTTGGTTTCTTACAAACTGCAGGAGCATCAGGAGTTGCAGTATCAGGACCAAGTAATACTGTTGGTGTAACTTATTTTGGAGCACTTAATGCTTCTTTCCAAAACAGAGCAATGTCATTTATTAAAAGTTCAACATCATCATTACCAACAACAATATCAGACACTGAATGGAACACATACACATTAAGCACAACTTACGCATTTGTAGGTTTTAACTAAAAAATAGAATTATGAAACACGATACATATAATAGAAAAGAAGATGGTTCAATAGAACTAATTAAGTCTGTTGAGGTTGATGAGGCAAACCCACAAGTAGTTGAAGACAAGATAAAAACATTAGAATTAGACTTGGTTACAATGTATAAGGAATTGGAAGTGTTAAAAGCGTCTCAAGAAAAAGAAGATTAAGATATGAAGAATACAAAGGTATTTAACTTTAAAGTTGTCGAACCACCTAAAATCAAGGAGGTAAGAGGGAAGGATTGGATTTACTATGGTGAAGACAATCAGTATCCAAAGGTGTTACAGGACTTATCAAAGTCAAATGCACTTCACTCTTCAATTTTAAAGTCAAAAGTTCAAAACATTATTGGGGAGGGTCTCCAATCAACAACACATCCTGATTTGTTAACATACGCAAACAGTGATGGTGAATCATGGGATTACATCTTTGAAAATGCTTGTAAGGATTATATGTTATATGGTTTCTTTGCATTGAACATTGTTCATACAAACTCAAGAGAGTCTGTTGAGGTATTTAACCTTGATGCTGGTAATGTCAGAATGGCTCCTAAAGATGAGGACGATAGAATTCCATGTTATTATTATTCAACAAAATGGAACAACACAAAGAAGTATCCACCTCGTAAGTATGAGAAGTTCTCAATGGTTTCAGAAGATGATTCAACGATATGGGTATATGGAACTTATGAACCAGGTTTAGAGTATTATCCTGCACCTCCTTATTCGGGTGGTCTTGCATCAATTGCTTTACAGAGTGATGTGGAGAGATACCATCAACATTCATTACAAAATGGATTTACACCTTCTGTGTGGGTTAATATACCTTCACAACCTCAAAATGAGGATGAGGTAAGGGAGATTTACAGACAGTTGGAGGATAACTATACAATGCAAGGTTCAGAGGGAGTAGGAGCGAGTAAATTCATTCTAACATTCTCTGATGGTGCTGATTTAAAACCTGACATTCAAACAATGTCAACAACACAGAATGATAAGTATTACTTATCTGTGGTTGATATGACAACAGATAACATATTAGCAGCACACAGAATTACATCTCCAATGTTATTAGGTTTAAAGACTGAAGGACAATTGGGGGGTAAGAATGAGATATTGGAAGCACAGACTTTATTCGAACATAAGGTTATAAGACCTGACAGAAAATGTCTATTGGATTCAATGAAAAAGTTCTTACAAATAAACGCACAGGGTCAAAGAGTTGATTTATCAGTTAAACAATCAAAAATCTTTGATGACGAAGGTGAACTAAATATATAACATTTATATTTTACTACGATGAAGAACATTTTATTAATATCAGAGAACAAAATCAAGTATTTTTCAGAACTCGACCCGTCACTTGAATACGAGAAGTTAGTCCTTCCATTCATTAAGATAAGTCAAGACATACAACTTACACAGTTGTTGGGTGAGAAGTTTATGGACACATTATATACGGGTGTTGAGAACAACAATTTATCAACAACATATAAGACATTTATTGATGATTATGTTGCTGATTACTTGGTTCATTATACAATCTATAACGCATTACCAAGTATATATACGAGAATAAGAAATAAAGGGGTTATACAGGGAACTGCAGAAGAGGGACAAGTTTCACCATTAACGGATATGAAATACTTAAGACAACACCATTTGGAGTTGGCTCAGTTCTATGGAGAAAGAATGAAAGACCATTTATGTGATTACTCATCAAACTTCCCTGATTATCAAAATCCAGGAAGTAAGGGTATACAACCCAATAAATCTCAAACCGCATACTTTACAGGGTTAGCCTTTAAGACAAGGTCAGGTGGAAGATATAACGGAGATAACGCACCAGATGCTAATCAAAATAAATAATATGAATGATGTAAAAGACAGTGTGGCTAACATCGCCACGGTAGTAGGTCCAGGTGGATATGTAATGGGTTGGAACGAAGTCCTTACAGTTGTATTGATTTTAACGGGTATCGTATTGAACCTTGTAAGAATCTACGAAATAAAAAGAAGAAAAGACAAAGAATAATGAAAGAGAAGATTGATAAATTTTTAAGTTCTTGGGTGAGTAGGAAACTACTTGTCTTCGTAGTAGCAAGTATAGGATTATTTTTAGGAACATTAACCTCAACTGATTGGGTGACCATTGGTGGTATATATATTGGAACACAAGGTGTGATTGACGCAATATCCACTTTAAGAGGTTTTAAGAGAGGAGAATGAGTAAAAGGTCTGTTATCATTATAAATGAAAAAGAATCCCTTACAGACGATGTGAGTTATGTCTATGAGGGTTCTCGTGATGAATACTTCAGTGAGTTATTGGAACAAATGAAAAGAGGAGAGTTACCAACATCGTAACTACTCCCCTTTCCCCACTTAAAACAAACCTCGTTATTTTGTATATATTTTTACCATTCTAATTCCAACTCAGCAACTACATCATACGTTTTTGTTAATCTACTTTCAAAGTTTTCCAACTGTTCGTCATCCATACCTTCAATTGTGAAATCAAAACAAGTGTTGTCAAAGAACTTCTCAAGGATTTCATCCTTTACCCCATCATCTTTTAGATGACCTCTGTAATCAGACATAAGGTCT